ACTGCAAAATAACTTTGATATCTTCTTTTTGATTAGTAGACCTAGTTATTGAAGGTCTATTATCAACATAAACTATATTTCCTGAATACTTTTTAACTTCAGGATCAGCAATACCATTGGTAAATTCTTGACCAAGGTAATAGGTACGACTATTTATTACGGTCGAGAGACCTGTGAAGGAGGTATCTATTGCTAGATTAGAACCACTTGTTGGAACAATAGTCAAATTTCCACCAGTTCCAGGTGAACTAGTAAACTCTTGCAACTCATATCCATATGTAGGATTGGTTTGTGCTGTTCCAACTGTGTTGAATCCAGCCATAGTCCTATCTTGCCAAAATTTTAATACTCCAGTGTTAGTATCATAACTAACCACCCTACCTACTGCTGTAGTTGCAGTCGATACGGTTTGAGTAATAAATGAATCACCATCGAATGCTGCTGTACTATACCCAGTTCCAGTTAATCTAAGAGCACCTAATGCAGTTGCCTTATCTGCAGATAAGAGTGCACCACTAGTTGCTTTAGGATTTTCAACCACACCAACTCTTGCAACTTGGTTTCCTGTTATAAAATCAGGATTTTCGATATCATTTTCAATTCTAGAATATAAAAGAACATTATATGCTCCCAATTCTCTATAGATATCCGATCCATGCCCACCAGGAGGAGACTGAATAACATTAAAAGTAGGTCGTGTAGTTCCTGTTGGAACACCACCTGCTTCTAAATCAATATTTCCGTAAGTATAATTTTGTCCTTGATTAGAAACTGTTACAGTATCAACTTTTTGATCGTTATTAATAACAATAGTACATTCTCCACCAGTCCCATCACCTTTAATCGGAACCTTTGTATAAGTACTATTTGCAGTACCTAATCCTACACCACGATCAGTAACTGTTACCATTTTAATTGATCCATCTACTGCATTATCTCTTACGGAAGCAGTATCAGAACTAGTTGACCAATCAAGAGGGACGGGAATAAAATCAGTAGACTCAAATTTTACAATATCACTTGGTTTAATTGTATAAAGATATTTCCAAATATATCCATCACCACTAGTACCAGCAACCTTTGGTTCTAAATCAGTAAAAGTTGGTTCATCCAAAGATGGTCTGCCATTTGGGTTGTCTGGATCCATACCATTATGAAGGCAAACATATACTCTATAATCACTATTCAAAACATAATATGATGCAGAGTATAAATTAGTTGCACCAGAAACTTTTGCAGTATTGGTACGACTATAATCACTACGATACATGTCATAAGTCGTTCCAGATGCCCATACTCTTCTAGTAACAACTTGTCTAACATCTGTAGAATTAATCTTCTTCAATGCAATCATAGTATCCCAATAATCGTCTTCTTCACTAAAATTATCTTTTGGTGAAGGAGGATTATCATCCCAATCGGATTGAATATCAGCGGGATTGCATAGACCAATAAAAGAATAATATGCATTGTTTGCTGAACTTACGCCAGCAAGAAAGTTCTTTGCATTTAATATCCTTATTTGATCCGTTATAATTGCAGCCATTTTTTAGAACTTTTTATTTATTTATTAAGGATTGATAAAAACATTAGATACCAACACCACCAAATCCAAATCCACCATTCTTAGTAACATAAACCTTGTAACTACTTAATGAAGTATTAGCATCACCAGTAAATTGAAGAAAGAATGAAATAAAGTCAACGGCATCTTTACCAGGTGATAATACTACAGTAGTTAGTCCGACAGGAGGTTGTGACAATCCGGTTCCACCAGATTTTCCTGCAGTTGAAATACCTGAAAGAGAACTACCACTTGCTCGTGGAATAATCATACAAGTTGCACCAATACCATTAGAAGATACTGTATTAGCATATCCAGTACCACCTCCATGTGCTGCTCCTTGTGTAGTAATAAGAGTTACTGTAGTACCACTTGCAGCATCTGCTGGCAGATTTTTAAAGGATACAATACCAATATTAGATCCTCTACCAGCTGACCAAACAGATGGCATCGTATAAGTATAAACTGTTGCTGCAGCAAGATCCATTTCTAATACAACATTAGAACTTGCATCCAAATATGTTGTAGCAGCACTAACTGTCTCACTTACACCTTTAAATTTAAAGGGTTCACTTGGTTCAAAACATGCACTAGTATTTTTCCATAAAAGTGTTTTATTATTATTTGCTGTAGCAGAACTAGCATATATTTCAATTCCAGCTCCGTTAGCAGTTACATTAGTTGCAGCAGTAGTTGAACCCAGTCCTACTGTCTTGTCAGCGATATCAAGTGTGGATGTATTAACAATAGTCTGCGTACCATCCACGGTAAGGTTACCTGTAATGGTGAGTGCTCCTCCAACAGCAACATCATTAGCAGTAAGTAAATCGACAGTTATATTCGGGGTTCCTGTTATCCCATACGCATTTGCAGCCGCAGTCGCGGTAGATGCAGTTCCTGTAGTATCACCAGTTAAACTACCAACAAAAGTAGTTGCAGTTACAACACCACTAAATGTTGCGGAAGTACCACCAGTTAGAATACCAACAGTACTAATTCCAGTAAGTATTACACCCTTAGGAAATGTAGGAGCATCACCTGCTCTACTGGTATAACTATCTGCTCGAACCATCCCTCCGGTACCAGTGAGAGATCCCATTCCAGTAGTTCCAATTCCAAGAATATCTGGAATAAAATCATCACCATCTGCTACAATTAAATCATAAGTACTATCAACTTCAATAGTTGGATAGTTAGTAAATGCAATTTGTGAGGAACTAGGAGGATCAACAGTAATAGTTGCACCAACACCTAATATTTGATCCACATAGTACATTTTACTCAATGCACTACTACTATCATCACTTAATGCAGTTCCTAATCCACCAGAAACACCAAGTAATGCAGATCCATCACCAAAGTATCTTGTGGCACTTATAATACCAGTACTAGAATATACAGTAGCACCAGCACCAATAAGTACATCACCATTAAATGTAGATCCTGAAGATACGACTATATCACTAAAACTACCAATTCCAACAAAACGAGAAGCAGTAACTACACCTGAAATATTAGCAGCACCAAGAACAGTTAATGGATCAGTAGGGTTTGTAGTTGCAATACCAACATTAGAAAGTGTATTAATTCCAGTATTAACCTCTATCCAATTACCACCACTAAAACTTAAAGTAGACCCATCACCAAAATAGTTATAAATTTCTTTAAAATTGGCATTAACAATATTACCACCCGCTCGAAGGGTACTACCATCTCCAGCATTTGCTGCAGTTCCAGTATCTAATCCTACGTATGCCATTTATAGATAATACTATTTTAAGTTATTTAGATGATTTGGCCATCATATGATTTGGATTTCAATGCTTTAGTACGCTGCACAATTGGTGTAGTACTCAATCCTGATATAGCATCACGAGTCCATGCCGTATATTCATTAGACTCAGTTCTAGAAACAAGGTTAATTTTACCCCAACTAAAATCACCAAGATAGAAGGAAGTTGTAAATGCTCCACTCCATCCTGAACCTGCACCTTGACCAGCAGAAGCAAAATCTAAACTTTCACTACTAAATCCTGCCCTAGTAGAAGCAAACGTTATAGTAGATATACCAGCAATTTTAGCAGTAACTCTTCTAAACGTAGTTGTTCCAAGACCAACAACACCATCCGTTATATGGTTTGTAGCAGTATCTACTTGATAGATGTTATCAACAAAATCTGTTCCAATACCAATAACATCACCAGCAATATCTAGGGATTTAAGAGTAGTATCAGCAAATCCAACATATGTATTCTTAATAACAAAATAATCACCCGTACTAATACCACTTAAAGTAACAGCAGTTCCAACAAGACTTGCATTTCTCATAAAAGAACCATATGGAATATGAATATCAAAGATCAAACTCTTATCAACAGAAGCTTCAGCACCTTCAGTTCCAAATCCAACAATAATTCCATCATCACCATGATAAGAACCAACTTCATCTGCTTCAGCAATTGCTATAGGTGGTGTAATAAGACATGATGGTACGTTTGTCTGTAAATACTCAGTTCCTCCATTAAGAATTTCAATTCCAGTAACAATACCAACAGCATTAATAAATGATCTTCCTGTTGCTGTAGTTCCAATACCAGTCTGTCCAAATATTACACTTGGAGCAGCAGTATATCCACTACCACCATCAGTAACATCTACTGAAGTGACTATTCCTGCAGTAGTTACAAGACAAGTTGCAATAGCACCAACTTTAGAATCTTGAGAAATAATAGTTATATTATTCTGACGAGTCGCACGTACTGTTGCATCTACAATTTCATTATCAGGATCAAAAAATGGTCTTACACTATCCACATAAAATACTGTTGAACCAATACCAACTGATTTAATAAGATATGCAGCAGGATTAACTTGAGCATTATATAATTCTCTATCTTTTCCTACCATCTCTTCATTAATAATCTTGTCCTCAGTTTGTCTAGTCCAAATAACAGGTCTTTCAAGATTCTCATCCTGAGTATTTCCAGGACCAAAATAAGGAACTGTTTCTACTGTACTTGTTGATGTTACAGTGGAAACTCCTCTTACCGTTTCTTTTAAGTAATAAGGTTGAGATCCATTTTCTATGGTTAAATCATCACCCTTCTTAACAGTCTCTAAAATCTCTTTAGAAATAACATCAGCACTGCCACTTCCCTTATAGAAAAGAACTTTAGATGTATCTCCAACTTTAGGTGCCTCTGCCATAGTGATAACACTACCACCTTCAAATGTATAACCTCTATTTGGAACTTGAAGGATATCATTAATAAAGATAAGAA